GGAAGTAATCCTTCTAGGACTTAAATGGGGCGTTAGCCAGGAAGCCGTTGTCGCTTACACGACCGCGATATTTGCCGTCAACGATTCAAAACTTTCAACAGATGAAATTGACCTGCTTGCAAAGCAATGGGGCGTCACAAAGCAACAAGCAGAGATGTACCTGGACTTCTTCAAGGCAATCAATGACGGAAAACTAGATCAATCCGAAGTGAACGCTTTGATGGAAAAATGGAAACTGACCAGCAAAGAAGTCACAGATTACGCAAAGAAGATCGCAGACGGCGTAGTTCCATCCGACCTATGGCCAACACCGGGCAACCAGGCAGCGCAATCTTGGCGCGATGCGCTCGCAGCTCTTAACGCCTACCTTGCAGCAGCCGGAGCAAAACTTGCACCAACACCACCAACAACACCAGCCCCAGGCGGTGGTGGCGGTGGGGGCGGTGGCGGCGGTGGCGGCGGTGGCGGCGGTTATGTAGCAATGGGCAAAGCAGCAATTGAAGCATTGACGCCAGCACAGGCAGATAAAATTCTCTCAACGATGCCATCTAGCGTTGCAACAAAACTCACACCAGCGCAGATCTCCGGAAACCGCTACGCGGCGCAAGGAGCAGCGCAGATGCAGAAGGCAATCGATGCGATCACGCTCAGCGATCCGATTGCACAAACATCGCTCAAATCAGGACTTGCAGGCGGAGCATCACTTAGCGCATCGATTTCAGGATCACGTTACGCAGCTCAGGCAGCAGCCCAATACGGAGCAGGGGCAACCGTAAACGTAACCGTTCAGGGCAACGTAACCACCGAGAGAGATCTGGTTACATCGATCCGCGACGGTTTGCTTCAAGGGCAAAATAGCGGCCAAACAATTCTTAAAGATGCGACGGCGCTCTAATGGCAGGCATTCCACAGCTCGGCGTCACGATCGACTTCACAAACGGCCCGGCATTTATTTCCACAGCCTTCACCCTAGATGACCCAATAAAAGGGCTTCTAGGAACAGGGCAACTTGCAGACGCCGATGATTCGATCGACGTTTCACCGATCGTATTGCGAACATCGATCCGTAGAGGACGAAACCGAATCTTGAGCAAATTCGAAGCAGGAACAGCCACCGTCGAGCTGCTCGATGAAACAGGCGACTTCAACCCGGCCAACCCATCGGGGCCTTATTACGGCAAACTCATCCCACTTCGAAAGATCCGAATCTACGCCGACTACGAAGGCATCCGTTATTATCTTTATTCAGGATTTATCACCAGCTATGACACCACCTTCGCGATCGGCGTAAACGAAGCATCGCGAGTGATTCTCAGCTGCGTCGACGGCTTCAGACTTCTCAACAACATCACGATCACCAGTGTGCCAGGAACAAGCGCAGGCCAGCTCAGCGGAGCACGCATTGAAAACCTGCTCGACCTTGTAGATTGGCCGGCATCGCAGCGAGACATCAACGCAGGCGATAGCACCCTGCAAGCAGACCCAGGAACATCCAGAAACTTACTCGATGCGATCCAAACTGTTGAAAATAGCGAATTTGGTGGATTCTTCGTAGACGCAGAAGGAAACGCAACCTTTTATTCAAGAACCACCGTCAGCCAGTATGCAGACTCGACACCCACTAATTTCAGCGATGATGGAACCGAGATCGGCTACCAGCAGATAGATCTAGCCTTTGACGACACCCTGATCGTAAATAACGTCTCCGTGACCCGGCTCAACGGAACCAGCCAAATCGTTTCAGATCAGACATCGATCGATAACTACTTCCTCCATTCAGGCAAGCGAGAAGGAATCCTGGTTGAGACAGATGCCGAATCACTTGACCAGGCAACGATGATCTTAGAATCCAGAAAAGACTCGCTGGTTCGCATTGATTCAATGACGCTCAACCTTGTAGAAGAGAACGAGCAAGCACGCAATATCGCAGGCCTAGAACTTGAAATCTTCGACCTTGTCAACATCACAAAGACGATGCCAGGATCCACATCGATCACCAGGGAATTATTCGTACAAGGCCTGCAACACGACATAACAAAGACGACATTTACTACTAAAGTTCTCACAAGTGAACCGATCATTCAAGCATTTATTCTAGACAGCGCAACCCAAGGAGTCTTAGACACCGCCGGCGTTCTAAGCTACTAAACAAGGAGAAATCATGGCAGGAGCAGGATACAAACTATTCGCAACAGGAGATGTGCTGACAGCAGCTCAAGTCAACACATATCTGATGCAGCAAACCGTTATGGTATTTGCAGATTCGGCTGCGAGAACAACAGCCCTATCGGGCGTGCTTGCAGAGGGGATGGTTTCTTATTTACAGGACACAAACACGCTAGAAGTCTATAACGGATCGGGATGGGTAGGAGCAACCGGAGATATCACCGGCCTCACAGCCGGCACAGGCATCAGCATTACGAGCGAAACAGGGCCAGTGCCAACGGTGACAAATGCAATGGCAACAGAGATCACAGCAAAGGGCGATCTGATCGTTGGAACAGGATCAGCGACTTTCGATAATCTCGCAGCCGGATCCAACGGAGATACTCTTGTAGCAGATAGTTCCACTTCCACAGGCTTACGCTGGCAGCAGCCAGTTCAACAAAATCCAGTTCTAAACTCAGCGATGCAAGTTTGGCAGCGTGGTACTTCGATCACATCTAGCACAGGAATCTATACGGCTGATAGATGGCTTGCTTATCGTGCTGGTGCAACTTCGACAATTTCACGCCAAGCAACAGGCGACACTACCAATCTGCCAAATATTCAATACTGTGCAAGATTCCAGCGTAACAGCGGCACAGCAACTGCTGGATTCAGTTACTTTTCACAAAGTTTTGAGTCGGTTAATTCGATTCCATTTGCGGGTAAAACTGTAACCTTTTCTTTTTACGCTCGCGCAGGTGCTAATTTTTCAGCGCCAAGTAGCCAAATTGTTGCAAAATTAGCAACTGGAACAGGCACAGATCAAAATGTTATTACAGGTACTTACACAGGAATTATCACGGCAATAAATCAAACTGTAACTTTGACAACAACTTGGCAGCGATTTACTGCAACTGCCACTCTTTCATCGTCCTTAACAGAACTAGCAACTTATTTTGAGTGGGACTCTGTAGGTACTGCTGGGGCTAATGACTATGTAGAAATTACAGGCGTACAGTTAGAGGTCGGTTCAGTAGCAACACCGTTCAAGACTTACGCAGCAACAATCCAAGGAGAATTAGTCGCTTGTCAACGTTACTACCAAGTAAGCACTATCCAAGACGTTTTAAACATTGGTATGTGTCCATCAACAACTGAATCAAAAGCGCCCCAAAATTTCTTTAATGAAATGCGTGTTGCACCTACAGTAGTAATTCCATCAAGTGGAAGCACCGCTGGCACTATTTCCTTTTTGAAAGCCGATGGAACATATCCTGGAACTATTGGCACAATTTCTGCTTTAACAATTACGAAAAATGGTTTTCTTTATGTTGGCACAGGTTTTACGGGTGCCTTTGTTGCTGGAAATGCGTCTTTCTTGTATGCAAGCGGTTCTACTGAAGTATGGAAAGCGAGTGCGGAACTATGAAATACACTTACGAAGTAATTCAAATTGATACACCTAACGGAATTGTGGAAACAATCAAGCGGTCAGATGGTGCATTTATTCCTAAAGACGAAGCCAACTCAGACTATCAACGCTATCTAAACCCAGAAGCGGAACAACCTAATGTCTAATTATTCTTGCAAGATGTGTAGCAATACTATGATGTCTATGGGCTATTGCGATACTCACTGGCAAGAGGTCAAGGCAACTTGGACTCCAGCCGAGATGGAACACTTCACACCGAATCTCACCGGCGAATAGGCGTGTCGCGATCGCAGAAGCGTCGGCTTGATCTAATCTAAAGGCATGGAACTCATACCAATAGAACAGATAGAAGAGCAGCTGCATAACCGATACAAAACCAGCGGATTCTCCGAAATGCTTTGGAAGCAAGATCGACAGATTATGCACCGACTCAAAGCACACCCGGCCCTGGCCACATACGCCGACTGCGAGCGCGTCATTTTGCAGGCAACCAAGCAATCGACCAGAGCTCATTATGTTTCGCGATTGCGATCCATTTACAAGGCCCTGAACAAGATGAACCTGGTCAACGGCAATAACCCGGCAGCCGAACTGCCACAAGTAAAGCCAGGCAGGGGCGTACCGAAGCCAGTAACAAAGGCCGAATACGAAAAACTCCTGGCAGAAACCAAGCCCTTATACAGAGACTGGTTCATTCTTGGCGGAATGGCAGGCCTGCGAGCGATGGAAGTAGCCAACATAAGGGGCAGCGACCTAATCGAAAGCGAAGAAGGCGCGATGCTTCGAGTTTTGGGCAAGGGCAACACCGACCTGATCATTCCGATTGCACCCAAAGTAGCCGAGATGATCCGATCGCACCAAACCCTTGATCGCCTATGGCAAGTAACACCAAACAAACTCTCATCAAGGGCAGCCAAAGAGATGCGACGCATTCTCGGGCCAAACGCGAAACACTTTCACTCACTCCGCCATTATTTTGCTACCACAATGCTAGAAAAATCAGGCGGAGATTTAATCGCTGTGAAAGAATTGATGCGACATACCAGTGTTGCAACAACACAGATATATACGCAACTTGCACATGGAAGAACAAGATCGCTAGTTAATATGCTTGAATAGGAGAAAAATGGCTTCCTCAAAACAACTGCTCGTTAATTCAACCGCTCAGATTCTTATTGAATCATACGGTGAGAACCGGCGAGTCATTCTGCGAAACAGCAACGACCATCCCTGCTTTCTTGGCGGAGCCGATGTCACTAGCAGCACAGGTATGCAATTTCAGAAAGACACAAGCCTTGATTTCCTTGTTCCCATCAAAAGTGTGATTTATGCCGTGACAAATGGCAACACCACCACCACCGTATCCGTTCTTTACTTGGAACCATAAGATGACAGCACAGGA